GAACGATACAAATACCTAAGGATCGGGTTTGAAGAATTTATTAGAAGAATTTTGAGGGAATGATTTACTTTTTTTCCTTTATCCTCAAATCTGCAACTAAAAACTCTTCACTTCCATAGAAAATTTGAAATTTAACATTAACCTCATCTTTTGTATTTGGTTTAGAAATATTAGGCAATTGAATTTTCCAAACTTCCCCAGGATTTAAGTACTTCGTTGCGCGATCTTCAAAATTGAATTTCCATTTCGCAATTTCTTCACCATCAGATGTGTAATCAATCAGATGCCATTCTCCATCTGGATAAGATTGAGAATTAGCATAATTATTGCTCAATTCATTATTTGATAAAAAATAAATAGCAATTTCATTCGTTGGTTTTCCTCCAGTATTTTTAATAGTTAATTGTGGACCCTTAGCTATTAATCGTTGATCCTCTTTTTTATATTCAACAAAAATAGTAGTACTAGAAAATGCCTCGCCATTATAAAATAATTTTAAAAGTGCTGGACTCGGAGCATTGCCTAACACCTCATTAAATCTTGTATTAAATTCCTCAATCTTTTTATCAACTTTATAATTTACATCATTTCCTATCCTATCAATTCTTTCCTCATATCTTGGGAGAGTAGTTGATAACTCATCCTTATAAGTTTTAATATTTTCTTTAAACTCCTGTTTCATATCTTTCATAGTATCAGATAACTCATTCGCTGATTTAACCTGTAAGTAACCTATCCCTGCGAATACAATTAAAAACATTATTCCTATGCCAGCAATAACTATATTGATAGTGTTTAATTGTTTTTCGAATACATCCTTTTTATGGTCTTGTGAATCGGGCGAGCTTTTTTCTTGTTCTGACATTTCGGTTCCTCTTCTGAAAATTCAGGTTAATATCAATTAACATTATAAAAATTGCTATTTTTATAATCAAAGTCGAGATAATTTAAATAAATAATACTATTCCATTGGAAGTTTTAGCAAAGAATAAAACGAAATATGCACAATACTTCACTCCATTATCGGTAGCCAAAATAATGGTGGAGATGGTTGAGCTAGGTTATAATACGTATAATATTCTCGACCCTGGCGCGGGGGAGGGAATTCTTTCGGTATTACTAATTGAACATTTGATTGAAAAATACGATGGGATAGTGCAAATTAATCTTACAGCAGTTGAAATAGATCCTTTACTTATTGAAACTTTAGATTCAAATCTTACAAGAATAAAAAAATATGCTGAGAGTAAAGAAATTAATCTTAGTTATACAATTGAAAATGTTGACTTCATAGAATATGCAAAAAAACATTTGTCTAAAGACTTGTCTTTATTCGGTCAACTATATGAAAATAAACTTTTTGATATAGTAATCACAAACCCGCCTTATAAAAAAATTAATCTTGGATCAGAACAAAGAAAAGAACTTAGCAAGATAAAAATAGAAACTTCAAATATATATACTGCGTTTATAGCATTATCACACCGATTTGTTGATTATAATGGAGTTCTAGTTGCCATCACACCAAGAAGTTTTGCAAACGGAACGTACTTTAAATCTTTTAGAAATAATTTCTTCGAATGGATGCGCTTAGATAAGATTTATATTTTTCACTCAAGGAATAAAGCATTTTCAAAGGACAAAGTATTACAAGAAAATATTATTTTCTCTGCGAAGAAAAATTTTACTGCAAAATCTGAAGTCAAAATAACTACGGCTACTGATCCTGAGGATCCTTTACCCTTGTCATTCAATGTAGATCATGATCTTTTAGTAAACCCATCAGATATTGATAAAGTGATTCATATTCCAAGTGATGATCAGTCACTAAAAATTATTAACCATTTTTTAAAGTTAAATAATTCATTGTCAGACCTAAATATAAATGTTTCAACGGGACCCGTGGTTGATTTTAGAAGCAATGAGATTATAAAGGACAAAAGTTCAAGCAAAACAATTCCATTGATTTATTCTTTTCACTTTAAAGATTCAATTGTATCGTGGCCACTTGAGAGATCAAGAAAGCCCCAGTATATTTTGAATGTTAAGAATGCTGCACCACTCCCTTCAGAAAATAATTATTATGTATTGTGTAAAAGATTTTCTTCTAAAGAGGAGAAGAAGAGAATAGTTGCTGTTTTATATGACCCGACACTCGTTGATGCAAAAAGTGTAGCTTTTGAAAATCATGTAAATTTTTTTCACAATAATTATAAGGGATTAACTGAGTCAATAGCTAAAGGCTTAACTTTATATCTAAATTCAACAATTGTTGATCAATATTTCAGAATTTTTAATGGACATACTCAAGTAAATGCAACTGATTTACGTATGCTCAAATATCCTTCGATTGAACAATTAAATAGATTAGCACAGAATTTTGAGGTAATTAAAACTGACCAAATAAAAATCGATCAGATCATAGAAAAGGAAATATTCGGTATGGAAGAAGACAAGAATATAAGTTCAAATAAAAAAAGAATTGATGAAGCTCTTAAAATACTTGTAGAAATAGGTATGCCAAGGGAACAGTTGAATGAAAGATCCGCTCTCACATTACTAACAATCGGTGGGATGACACCCAGCTTAAGGTGGGCTCAAGCTTCATCTCCTATGATAGGTATTACACAAATAATGGATCATATCAGAGATCATTTCCATAAAACCTATGCACCCAATAGCAGAGAAACAATTCGCAGGTTTACTATTCATCAATTTGTACAGGCGGGATTGGTGATCCCTAATCCTGATAAACCACGAGCAACAAATAGTCCTCAATATGTTTATCAAATTGAAAAGAATTTTATAGCACTTTTGAAAACATTTGGAACAAGTGAATGGGAAGAAAATAAGATTAATTTTTTAAAAGAGAATAAGACTCTAAAAGATATTTATAGTAAAGCACGAGCAATGCAAATGATTCCTGTTAGAGTAAAAAATAAATTTGAAATATTATTGTCACCTGGCGGACAGAATGAATTAATTAAAAAGATTCTTGAAGAATTTTGTCCAAGGTTTACACCAGGTGCGGATTTGGTATATGTTGGCGACGCAGGCAAGAAGTTTTCTTATATTGATGAAAAATTATCAAAGAAAATTGGCACTGCTGATGTTGATGAACATGGTAAAATGCCAGACTTAATTTTATACTATGCTGAAAAAAAATGGATTGTCTTAATTGAAGCTGTCACTAGCCACGGGCCAATGAATGAAAAGAGAAAAATTGAGCTGAAAGAATTGTTCAAAAAAACAAAATATGGGATAGTTTTTGTGACCGCTTTCCTAGATAAAAAAGGATTAAATAAATATTTATCCCAGATAGCTTGGGAAACTGAAGTCTGGAATGCAGAAGATCCTACTCACTTGATACATTTTAATGGTAAACGATTTTTGGGACCATATTGATATACAATCAGGACTATGGATGATACATTTAATACGTCTGATGAGGGAGCATTAAAAGGAGAGGAGCCAATATTAAATTTTTATTCTAAGTCATCCTTTGAATATTTTGATAACTCAAACACTCTGGTTCCTTAAAATAGCTAACCTAATGATTACTCCGGTGAAGTAAACAAATGATTCCACTTCATCATATTTTAATTTTCTCTCATCATTAGAGTTCACATTACCATGCCGGTATTTATCACCCAGTGCTATATATTCTTTCAGAGTACTTCTCATAAAGTCTGAATAATCTCTAGAAAGTTTAAGTTCACTAATAAATTTTTCCCGATTATCAGCCAATTTCTTTTGATTTTTTAAAACAAACTGTGATAGAGTTTCAACCGTCTTATATGCATCATGAATAGAGGATATTAAATCATTTACATCGGTCTTACCTCTGAGTAAATAAGATAAACCACTCGCATAGTGGTTTCTGATATTGTGATATTTAGGCTCTGATAACCAATCTAACACATCATCCACTAAATTCTTATCAAGTTCTTTAGCACCACCCGGTAGAAAACAATCATTCACCCACCTAAGATTTAGTTTTGGTTCAAGTTCTACGGATTGAATGATAAAATCAATAAAGTATTTATAGTAGTTCGCTGATATTTTGGACTTAAATAATGGATTTAGTATTTCCAATATCTCCATGCAATTATAAATATTTTGTTTCAAGTAATCATCAAAAACACGTGTGCCCACTTTTTTACCTAACCTGTATGCAACATTTTCCTCGGTGTCTTTATAAATATTTCTTCTATTCACTACGCCAACGACACGAGATGATTGGATTTGATAATTATGAAAAAATTTAATAAGAAATGAATGAGTTCTGTTTATAAATCTATCCTCTGCTTCTTTTAATGAGTCTGGTAAATTGAATCGGTCTTTAAAATCTTTCATAGTATCTCCTTTTTTATATTTAAAGATAAACAAATCCTAAAAAAAATTAGGATGACATTCATAAACACTTCCGATAGTTTTTCACCAACAAATAATTAAATGAATTCGCGCACTTGAAAAGTTCGGCGCATAACTGAACGATAACTCATAGGCAGGTGGGTAACTGCTAAAAAAAACTAAGGAGTGTTACAAATGTCTTACTTAAAAAAACTCAAAGAACTGATCGGGGAAGATGCTTTTAAAAAAGTTGAAGCAGACTTAGGGACTAAAGACCTGATTGTGAATGACGGCACTTATATCCCGAAAAAAAAGTTTGATGATCTCAACGAGGAAAAAAAGGATCTTGTAAAAGAAAAAGAAAAGTTGACTGGTGATCTTAAAACTGCTCAGGATAGTTTGAAGAAAGCGGAAGACGATAAGAATTCCGGCAACAAGAGTGTTGATGAAAAAATTTCAGCACTTGAAAAGAAAACTAAAGAGCAGGATGATAAGATCGCTGCGAAGGATAAGGAACTTAAAATTGCAAAGCACGAAGGAATTTTAAAAGATTCTCTGACAGCTGCAGGAGTTACTAATCCTAAAAACTTAAAATTACTGATGAAGGAGTTTGATCTTGAAAAGGTTGAATTAACTGAAGACGGAAAAATCAAGGGCTTTGATGATTCCATTAAAAAGCTTCAGGAAGATTACAAACCTTTATTCGGTGAGGATAAGTTTTCCGGCACACCACCTAGTGGAAAAACCAAAGGTGAGGGTGAAGAGGTAAAAGAGATGTCAACTGAGGAGTTTTTTGAGAGTGAGGTATTTGGTTCGAAAAAATAATTCATAAAAAGAATTAACTAACGGAGATTAAAAATGCCTACATTAAAAGAACTTGCTGTCCTATATGCAAAGAAACAACCTAAACAGGTTGATAACATAACCGAGGACTCACCGATCCTTTCAATGCTTCCGTTTGAGGAAGCAAGCCACGATTTGTGGAACGTGTATGAAGATACACAAGAAATTACAGGCGCAGGATTTGTCGATCTTGACGCTGCTTTACCCACCGTAAATGTTAAATCTGAACTTAAAAAAGCTGACCTCTCAATTATGGGTGGAATTGCTCAGGTTGAAGAAGACAAAGCTCAGATGTTCGGTGGTGCTCCAAAATATTTTGCGAAACAAGAACCGGCTATCTTGAGAAAATCAGGAATGGCTGCCGAGTATGCAATACTCTACAATATGATTCGTGCTCATGCAGTTGCCGGATCAAATAAAATAAATGCTGCTGGCTCTTCAAATGTTAACCACTGTATTCTAGCAATCCGTTTTATACCTAACGAAACAACCGGTTTGTATTCTCCAAAAGGATTTCAAAACGGTGCGATGTTGAACGTGAAAGCTGTTAACGGTGGTAACCTTATGCCTGTTAACGTTACCAGAAATGGTTCAACAATTCAAGTGCTCGGCTTCCAGGTTAGATATAAGGGTTACTTCGGATTTCAAATTGCAAGAACAAATTCTGTAGCTGGAATTTTTAATGTCGATAGAATTTCTGCAACAAAAAAACTTCCTACAGCTACACAAATTGATGATCTTATCGCAATGGTAAGAGGCGGTAACAGCAACACCTACTTGCTTATGCATCCGAAGTTGTTATCAAACTTAAAAGATGTTCGCGGCAACGGTAACAGAATAACTGTAATGTCACCGAACATAAACAATCCGGTAATCGTTGATAGTTGGGATAGAATTCCGATCGTGACTTCTTACAACTTCCTCGATGGTACCGAAGCAAATGTGTCATTTTAAGGAAGGATGGTAAAATTATATGTCTAATCAAGTAAACTTAAACGGTATATTAAAATCCGCTGCTGACTTTTTAGCATTGGACCAGGCATTACCTCAGAATACATCAGCCGATGGTAACGGCGGAAGCTTTGACCTTGGAAATACCCAGGGTTCATTGGAAGTGGTTGCTGAAGTTGGATCACTAGCAACTGACCTAACTGATACAAAAATTTTAAGCATAAAGCTTCACGACTCTGCTGATAATTCGAGCTTTGCAGAACTAGCGACGGTATATACAATAACCGCTGCTGCTGGCAATGGTGTTAAAGCTGCTGGAACAGCACTTGGAAAGTTGATCGTACCTTCGAACGCTCGAAGATATGTGAAGGCTGTGATAACCACCGATGACGCTGATGTTGCTGGTAAACTGAATGTGTTCTTTACTTATATACCGAGATAATAGTTCTCAATAATTAAATAACTGAGGGAGCTGTCACGCTCCCTCTTTAATAAACTTTTATTGCAGGACTATAATGCCGATAACCACCAAGGATGAAGTAAAGACTCTGCTTCAGATTGCTTCTACTGATACTTCGAAGGATACTCTAATCGATTCGCTTATTGTGAAGGTGCAGGATTTTATTGTCCGGAGAATAAATAATTTTATAGTTCCGGAGATCTACATCCAGGGTGATAACATTTCCTTTGCTGCTTCCTCAAAAAAGATTCTTGATGCCGATGCTGAGCTTGATCATGATGGCTTTGCTGTTGGTAATGATATTCTTGTTTTAGGGAGTTACCAAAACGATAAAATATTTTCAATAAAAACAGTTGCAGCTGGTGAGATTGAAGTAAACGAAGTTGTTGTTGACGAACCTGCAGGAAATCTGATCTTTATCCGTCGAGTTCAATTTACGGAAGATATTAAAATAACCGCTGCTGATTTTATTTCATTCAAGTTGAACAAAGAAAAAACTGTTAAGAGCAGATCTCTGGGTGATCACTCAGAGACTTACTTCACTCAAACTGAAATGCTCGATACGTTTGCATCATTTAGAAAGTTGCAGTGGGATTAGGATGCCAATAGATAGCTACTACAAACCCGGTTTCACAATTAAGCGACCAGTCAGAACGGTTGACAGCGGTGGATCTCCGGTTGAGACCTTCAGCGATTTTCTTACTACTTCCGGAAGAATGAGACCACTAACCGGAACCGAGATTTTGGCGAATGAAAAACTGGGATTAGTGACAAGTCATAGATTTTATTGTGCCGTGATAGATGTTGAAGAAAAAGACAGGATCTATAACAGCAACACCGGAAATACCTATGAAGTTAAGTTTGTTAAAGACCCAATGGAAATGGGCGATCACTTAGAGATTGATTGCAAATTTATTGAAGAGTTAAGCCCGGCAGAGCCCGAATATTTTATTACTGAAGACGGCGAGTTTTTATTTGATTCCATCAACGATGCTTTTTTAGTTCAAACAAGTTAACAGGAAATTTTATGTATCAATCAAGTTATACCGGTGCTGAGATAGATTCTATTTTGTTAAACGATACAGTTGGCTCAATAGATTATGCAGGTGCGCCTTCTCTTGCAAACTTACAAGCGCAAATGACAGTCGCTTTGGGTTTTATTAACGGCAAACTTTATGTCTGGAAAAACACTGTGGATAGCACATATACATTGGTACTTAAAGTCAGCGACACAGTATTTCACACAACAGCATTAACACTGGTTGAATAATATGCCAAGAAAAAGAAAATATTTAGTTATCCATTGCACCGCTACTCAGGAAGGAAATCCAGTTTCTCCGGAAATGATTAAAGCGTGGCACACATTACCTCCGCCTCGAGGCCGTGGATGGAATCAGGTGGGATATTCAAAGCTGATTTTATTAAGCGGCTTAGTTCACTCGTTTGTGCACGAGAACAATGATGAGTTTGTTGATGCGTTTGAAGTTACAAACGGAGCTTATGGAATTAATTCTGTTAGTATGCACATCTGTTACGTGGGCGGAGTTGATAAATATCTGGATCCAAAAGACACGCGCACGGATGAACAAAAATCTGTGATGAAAAGAGTTGTGTTGGAGATCCTTGCTAAGTGGACTGACATAAAAGTTGCTGGTCATTATCACTTTGCAAAGAAAGCGTGTCCGAGTTTTAATGTTGAAAAGTGGCTTGAATCAATAGGGGCACCAGAAAAAAATATTTACAGAAAAAGTAAAGGCTGAATTTGTGGAACAATTTTTAATCGAACATCCAGCGGTGGGGTATTTAACAATAGTGGGTTTATTTACTGTGATTATTTGGCTCGTAAAGTTATCGGTAAGCAACAGCCTCGCTGAAATAAGCGCCCATAAAAAAAGAATGGATAGTATGGAGTTCAACTATAAAGATGAATTTAAGAAAGTAAGAACTGATGCTCAGGAAGAATTTAAGAAGGTTAGACAAGACGCTAATGATAAACATCTGGAATTGATCGGGGTTTTAACGGAGGTAAGGATAGAAATTGCAGAGTTAAAAGGAAATGGTATTCACAAAAATAGGAGTTAGCATGACTGGTTTAATGGAATGGCTTGAAGGGAAGAAAACTTATATCGTAATGATATTGGGTTTTATTTTCAACATTGGCGTAGTTGCCGGATGGTGGACTGTAGAAAATCAAGTATGGGATTTGATAAATCTTATTCTTGGCTTCTTAGGAATTGGAGCAATCCGATCCGGTCTAAAATCGGAAGCTAACAAACTTGCAAGCAAGTAAATACGTTTATGTTTTGTTGGCAGTAGCGATAATCCTCGCTGCTGCCTTCGGCTATATGCTGAAAAGCGTTCTTTCAAAACCTGAAATTATAAAAACGGAAGTGCCAATCCTGATGCCGGGAAAAGATTCAGTGATTGTAAGGACTATTATCATTCGTGATTCATCCAAGCAAGTTGCAACAGTAACAAATGATACCGCAAAAACTTCTTACAGCTCTTTACACGTTTTTGATGATGACACTCTGAAACATAAAGCTGACATCACTTATTTGCTTTCAGAAAAGTCTTTTGTTTATGAACCGGAATTTGATTTGATAAAATCGGATCACGTTCGGGTGGATACACTTAGGATGACAGAAACCAAAATTGTAAAAGAATGTGATAAGAGTTTTTTTGAAGAGCCGTATGTTAATTATTTGCTTGGCATCATTACATCGGTTGTACTGTTCTTTATCGGGGGAGGATTGTAATGGAAAATAAATGGAATGACAAAGCAATCCTTGCAGCTGTAAGACAGCGTGTTATTGATAAGCTGGATGTAGCTGGAAAATTTGTTGAAGACAGCGCAAAGCTTTTAGTTGCTGTTGATACCGGCAACTTACGCGGAAGCATTACTCATAAAGTTGATGAACAGGAACTGAGCTGCAGAATCGGGACCAACGTGGAGTATGCACCATATTTAGAAGTTGGAACCGG